GTGCCGTCAGACACCATTGTCGCCCAATTTCCTACAACTGCCAAGAGGATTGCGGTGCCAGCCGCCGCGCTGTCAATCAGCACCACGTTGCTTGACGCAGACACCAAGGTCTGAGCCTGCAAGTTTTTAAATGTAATATATCTGCCCGACCATGCGCTTGCCGTGGGCAGAGTCACCGTACAGGTCGAGCCTGACTTGTTGTTGATAATCCAAGTCTCATTGTCAGCTACCGTAAAGTCAGCAGTTTTGGTAACAGGCGCTGATGACGCAGCGCTAATGGCCGCAGTGATAGCCGCAATGTCAACAATCGGCTGCACTTGCAAAGCCTCAATCTGCTTTTGCATTTCAGCAGTCTGAGATATTAAGGCAGAGCAACAGTCGCCCAATACGTCAGGCGCAGGCAAAGTGACTACCGGCGGCAGGGTTTGCAATTCTTGATTGACCGAGCGAAGCGCCGCATCGTAGGACGCAAGCAAAGACTCGGAGCTAAATGTAAGCCCAGAGTCATCAACAACAGCAGACGCAATGTTGTTGAGCGACAAGAAAAACAAATACCAAGCGCGATCAATCAGATTCGTGCGGGGGTCAATCAACGGCACGCGCGGCGGCGTGATCGGCGTTGGCGTAGCGTTAGGGCTAGGCATTTGTTGGACTCAAAATGAGTTCAGCGCCCATGATTGTAATTTTTACAGGGTCAGTGCCTGACAGTTCGTACACACGGTCACGCAGCTTTAAAGTCATGCCCAACCGACGCCAAAAAGTTCGGTGACCATACGCACCAATTTTGCCAACTGGCGACCAGTGTTCGTTGCTCCAAGTATGACCGCCGTCATCTGACCAGCGCAGCATGACTTCAGGGTCGTAACCGGGTGCAGCAAGATAAGACGTGGTTACTAAGTTGTACCCACTAATATCGGTATCCGACAGTTCGTATTGACCTAAAGGCTGAAAACCGTCCCCGGCCTCGGTAGTTAAAGTAACACCCGATTGCGTTGTTAAAAACGTCTGTACGTATTCAGCTACAAGGTCTAACCCTGACTCAGTGTCAATATTTTCGCTGTCGTACCCAGGGTACAGATTTAGTCCCACACCTGTTTCGCAGTCCAGTTGCAGGCTGTGATGCGCCGTACGCTTCAAATTGTTTTGGCCGGTTGGCAACGCCCGCCATGAGCGCAACCACTTTTGAATGCTGCCATTGTCCGAATAATCGTCCAAATCAAACGCATAGATGTTGCCGTTCTCAAAGTCGCCAACGACAATCTTGTTGTTGAACGCCATTTGGCAGTTACTGCGGTGGCGGGTAAATTCACCATTGTCAAAGCCCGCACGCTCATGCCAAGCTTGCGTTGCCGCGTCATAGACCCAACTGGTGTTGGCGCTAGGGAAAATCAGCACATAAAAACTGTGGCCGTCTTGCTGGTATGTGTACGCAATAGCGTCCGTCAAATCAGCGTATTGCTGAATCTGCCACTCAACAGCATGAGTAGAAATGCGAACGCCCGAATAGCCGTTGGCGCGGTAGACAATACCTTGACCCCGGCGGTCGCGGCCAAGCCAAAAAATGCCGTTGTCCATCTTGGCTATAGAAAAGGGAGCCGCGCAGCCTAACTCGTTAAACGCGCCTTGGATGCGTTGCAGGGGGAAGTCTGTAGCGCCAGAGTCGTACCAAACCTCAATCGAGTTTGTGCCAAAGGCCCACACCTCGCGGAAGTTGGACGTTACGGCCAGTAGACCATCAGGTGAGCCTTCGGTGCTGACAAACTCTAGCGGGTCAATGGATGTGCCGTCCAGCAACTGAGTTACCCACATCAATTGGCTGTTTGGTTGGTTGAACACAAAGTAGCCGTCTAGGTAACAGACAGTTGCAGCGCCGGGGAAGTCAGGGTCAGTGATCTGACCAAAAACGTTTGTGGTGTTGTTATATATGTAACTCGGGCCATTGGCCGCAATAAACAACTGAGTGCCATTGTCGGCCAAACTGACAGGGCCGGTGCCAGCTACGGTGCCAATCAGCGTAGCAGCGTACGCAGTAGTAATTTTGTACAACTCGGTGCCCGACACCACAAAGGCCGTGCTGTCGTTAGATGAAAACGCCCACAACCCTCGAACGGGGCCGGTGCCTACCGTTGAAAGTAAGTTCAAGCCAGGCGCTCGGTTTAGAAAGCCTGGTTCCTTGCCTGCCTCTGGCACGATCTCGGGAAACAGGTTCACCATGCGGGCATCCGCAGCATTGACGCTACGTGCTACATAGGTTGAACCAAGGATGGGCGTTTTCATTAAGCCGCAACTGCTTTGATAACCGCAAAGTTAAATACGGGCGTTTCTGTAGTCGTGCCGCCAGTGGTGCGGAATGTGATGTTAAAACTACCCGCTGCCACCGCAGTGACCATCAAGTCGTACAAGTCAGTGCCTGACTTTTGATTCAAGATGACAACATCAGTCGCCGCCACAGTGCTGTTGGTCACAGTAAAAGTTGCCGCCGTCGTTGTTCCTGCCGCGCTAAACATAGTAATTGCGCCTGCCGTCTTGTTAAGCGTTACGCCCGTGGTGCGGCTAGTTAATTGTGTAACCGCACCGCCAGCGCCTGTGGCATAGCCTACACCAGCCGTGCCAGATGAAGTGACTGCACCAGTTACCGCTAGACTTGTGCCTGTAGCTGCACCGATTACAGGCGTAACCATAGCCATACTGGTGCTAGTACAAGCGCTGATATTGCCACTGGCAACCGTACCCAAAGCGGGCGTCACCAATGTGGGGCTGGTAAACAGCAGCGCGTTGGTAAGCTGTTTTGTGGTGCCACCTTGCACAATTGGCAAGACATCACCAACGGCAGCAGCAGTTGCGACGGGAAGAGATGAGATTGCGATAGTTGCCATGTTAGTAGTTTCCTGCGTAAATGTTAAAGCGTTGACGAGTCGCCACAATGGCGTAAGGCATAGACATCACATCGTCAGGGTTGTTGATGCGTTTCAGATTGCGCTTGCTGGTCATAGCAATGCGCTGCACTTGGGGGCTGGGCTCCACGCCAAACTCAGGTGCGATCTCGCAAGCCAAGTTGTAGGTAAAGGCACGCAAGTAACCCGGCGGGAACAAGATATTGGTCGCCAAGTTGGCAGGCTGGGTTAACTCTTCAACGCTGATAAAGTGCCACTCCAAGTCCCGTGTGGGCTTGGGGTATATGTACATATCCACATCAGGATACGTCATGTTGATAAACAGCACTTGCGGGTACGTAGACGTAACCGTCTTAACAGCAATACCATCGTACTGCTGCTGATTGATCATTTTTATGCCAAAGCTGACGTTGGTGCCTGGGTCGCGGTAGTAGGTCGCGTCATCCAGCAAGATGGGCCGGTTGCCTACGAAATTGCCTGTTGGGCCAAGGGTACGGTTGATAAAGCCAGCAGGCCAAGTAAACACCTGGTCTTGAGTGCTGAACACCGACAGCCGCTCAGTATTCCAGCTATCAATCATTTGGTTTAGCGCCATCAAGCTATCTTGCGACACTGAAGCAGAAGTAGTTTCGCCTTCAGCCAGCACACCAAGCAATCTTAGTGCTCGGTTAATCTGTTCGCCAGCGGTATATGTCGCCATGACTAGGCTCCTTCGGGTTCGGTTCTACGACGGCGCTTTACTTCCAGTGCGTTAACAGGAGCCGCCTCGGTGACTTGGGGCGTATCCTGAGTATATCGTGTCCAGCCGTTTTGTTCATCGTATTCGGCTTCAAGTTCCATAGTCGCCACTTTGCGGCCATGAACGGGGTGAGCGAGGTATATTTCCATAAATGAAAGGGGAAGTTTTTGACCTCCCCTTCCTCTTACGCTTGTGCAACGTGAATCAAAGCAAAATTCAAAGTCAGCGCCTCAGACAAGCTGCCTGCGGATGCATTTGAAATTACTACGGTAAATGATCCGGCAGCGACAGCGGCCACCGAAAGCAAATACGTTCCCGCCGTGGCTGCGCCGCTTGCTAATGCCACAATTGGAACATCATAGGCACTTACCGCACTATTTGTCACAACAAAAGCTACTTCAACACCGGCGGCCAAAGCAGCATTGTTTGTCACAATTTGACCAACAGACGCGTTAATAGTTACGCCAGTAGATTTGCTTGTAGCTTGAGTAACAGTTGAAGGCGCCGTAGTAGAACTTCCAGTGTTATATCCAAGCTGCCCACTTCCAGCAAGGGCATAAATTGTTGCTGAACCTTTGAGGTCTTGGTCTTCAAAAGCAACACCAATAGATTTTGTATTTGCCATAATTATTTCCTTATAGAACGGGGCCGAAGCCCCATTCAGGTTTAGGCTATGCGATACACAGTGTATGCAGCATCGCCGGTCTTGCGGAACAAGAATTGTCCCGCGCCACTCACACCTGCCGCACTGCCAGTAATAGCAACAACCAAGTTGCCAACCGCAGTAATGCCAGTTCCCACAGCCATAGTAATTAGGCCAGTTGAAGTGCCTAAATTAATAACTGTCAAATCAAACGTGCTGTTAACTTTTGCGTTGGTGAACACCGCATCAATTGCCGCAGCAGTTGGGAACGTGTAGGTTGCCGCTGTGGTAGACGGATTGCCCACCAAGATACCGCCCGTGGTTTGTGCAACGGTCAGAGTGGCCGTAGCAGTCGCCGTATTAGGCGCTGCTTGAACGCCCATGATGATTTCATTGGTGTTGCCATCAGTAAACTGATATCCACCGCCAGAATTAGGAATAGCCATGATAAATTTCCTTTAAAAAGAATTGATTAACCCCAGATGCGGCAAGCCATCTGTGGACGAATGGTGCTAAAGCCATACAGTACGTCAATACGGCAAGGCATACGGTCATTGTTGATATCGTACTGGCGCACGACACGCAAGCTGATTCCGTTATGAACCGCACGGGCGGCCATGTCAACACCCTGGGGCAGCAACAAGTCAGCAGTAGCAAACGTAATGGCGTCCTTGTGGTAAACCAAGTTCTGTGCGTAAGCAGTAGAAGCGGTGCCAACGAAAGTCACAACAGCGCTAGATTGTGGCAGAGCAGTCATGGTAGCCAATGCGTGAGCAGCGGAGTACATGGGAGCCACAGTCACAGTCCAAGTGCCAGAGACAGCAGTAGCATCAGCCAAAGCCACAAACTGGAACAACGAACCCGTGGTTTCACGAGTTTGCGGATTTACAGAAGAGCAAGCTGCAATGGTAAAGACATCACCGGCCTTGATGGTCGTAGTAACCGAGGCTTGCGACAGGCTCAAAGTGGAAGAGCCTTCGGTAGTCACCGTGGTGCCAACCGTGGTAGCAGCCGTAGCATCACGCGAACCAGTGGTGAACTGCTTGATGGATTGGCTCATGTTGATTTCTTCAAAACCCAACACGCCAGTGCCCATCATGCCGTTTTTAAATTGGCGAGACACGGTGTCGGTAGGATTAAACAAACCTTTCATGCCTTCAACCAAGCCAGCGTTTGCAGCGGGGTTAACCGTTGCATAGCGGGGCGACATTACAGCAGCGTTTTCGTTCAGCTTTTGCTGCGCTTGCAACAAAACCAAAGAAGTAGCTGGCGTAGTGCCTGGAGTGCCGACAGTGTTACCAATAGTCTTAAAGCAGTTAGCAACGTCAGCATCAATGCTGGAGGCCAACTGGCTGATACGTGGTTTCAATACACGCTCTGCAAAGTCGTCCAACTGCATGGTCAATTCAGCGGAAGTGAAGTTCACGCCGATATGCTTTTGCGAGGCGACAGTCAAAGTGGTGAACTGCTCGTTGTCGTCCTGAACTTGCAGGGCGGCACCGTCAGTGACCAAAGCGCGGTCAGGGAGGCGAATACGCAGAGTAGAACCAATCTTGGCACCTTCAACAGCAAAGCTGTCGTCGTACTGACGGTTTACGTTACGAGTGATTACCAGGTTGTTCTCGAGGATTTCGAGAGCCTTCCGAGTAATCATGTCAATGGTTAGGATACTATTAGCCATGAAAAAAGTCCTTAAAAAAAGTTAGCGGTTTTGCGCTTCCCACTTCTTCCGTTGTCGTGCCCTTTCGGCTTCAATCCACTGCGAGGCCGTCATGGTCTTATCTGACCTGGGGTCTGTAGTGTCATAAGCCGGTGATCCAGTGGATCGGGCAGTAACAGGCGAAATCGGCGCTGGCGCGGATGTCGTACGTTTCATTGGTGGATCAGACGCCAATTTGGCCTCAATCTTCCCAATTTCCTTTGCCTGTGCAAGCGGGGCTAGGCGAGATATACGCTCTGCATCTTTGGGGTTAGTTCCAAGGTAGTAAGCTAACTCAGGCCCAACATCCGAAGACCGAATCGTATCGGCCATCACATCAGTAATTGGCAACTTGGGGTTGTATGCGACTTGTTCAAAGTCATCATACTTAGCGCGGGCTTCCTCTTCCAGATCGTGATAACTCTCAAGAACTTGCGAGTGCTGCTTGGCCGCTTCGCGCTGCGCGATCAATTGTTCGGCCTTTTGATAGGCCAACGCATCGGCGTAAGCCTCTGGCGTTTCAAACTGATCGACAGACTGTGCTGCCGGAGCCCTCAAGGTTTGCGTTTCCGCAGTCCTCTGTGCTTGTTCCCGTTCCCACTTTCGTTGCTCTCTTGCGAGGCGTTTTCCAATAGCTGCATCAAGTTCCTCTTGCGAGAATGTCTTGGGTGCTTCTGCTTCCGGCGCAATAACTTCGGTTTCAGGTGCAGCCGTTGCCACCTGTTCCGGCGCGGGGTCTACTACCGCTAGGTTTTCTTCTGACATTTTTCGATTCCAAAGAATCCCTGGTGATCGCACCAGTACGTTGTTTTCAGCATTATGCTGGAATTTATATCACTTTGCGTTGGTCATTTTAATTAATTGGTGTACCAAACACATATATGTCAGCCGTAGCAGCAGCGCCTTGTGCAGTTGTTAGACTAAAATATAAAATTGGGTCATTATGCGTAGCAAGGCCGCCGACATTGGTTTTGGTTAAAGATAAAAATGCAGTAGCCCCGCTAAGTACGGTTGTATACGTTTGGGCGGCAGCAACATAAGGAGAACCGCCTTTACTGGGCGATGGGTAAATGCCGCCAACAGCCGTTGTCAAGGCTGTACTAGCATTTATCATAACAATATCATCAATCCGATAGTTTGTGTAACCGCCTACCAAGGTAATAGGAATTGCTTGATCTGTTGTAATATTAAAGTTAACGCTCTTTAATATACCAATTAAACTTTGTGTGCCTGGAATAATGTTTGGCAATCCAAAAGCTTGTTGAGTAAAAGCTGTTACAGGGACATCTACGTTAATGTTTCCATATTGATAAACATTTGTTAGCCCCGATTGAACAGTTATTCCCAAGTAGCAATAACTTCCATACCCAACTACGTTGTTGTTTAAAGTTAATTCAGCGGATTGGTCGGTAACATATACAGCAGAACAATAGCTTGGGTCGGATGGCGATACATTTAAAATATTGTAAGAGGTAAAAGTATTTCCTATAACATTGCTTGCGTACAAACCAGCCAATAAAATAGGCGTACCAATATGAGCTAAAAAGTTATTATTTGCAATAATACTAGAATGACTTGAAAAACTGCCACTACTAGAATTTACATTGATAGCGTGCAGACCAGTACCTTCCCCGTTAAAAGTGTTTCCAGTAATATTGATGTAAGAAGATTGTGAATTTACAGGGCCTATATTGATAGACTGATATTTAGCGACATCAAAAAAATTGCCAAAAATCCGCAATTGAAATGCTGGGTCAGCAGGAGTATTATCAACTAAAACAGAGCTATTGCTGTGGGAACTAAGATAACATCCTGTCATATCTAAGTCTTCAGAGTCTGTAATTTGCACACCGTACTGCGAACCAACACAGTCAGTGATATTTAACGTAACATTACCCGTGCTTGGGGTAAAAGTTACGGGTCTAGCAAAAGCAGCATCTCCAGTAAAAAAACAATCTCGAATTGTTGTAGATGTAACAATGCCTAGCGTTGGTAAACCTTTTAACAAAAGTTGGGCAATGCCTTCTTGAGCAGCCGAATAATCATTATCCCAAATACCATAAAAATGGCAATTTTCAACTATTCCTAATGAACCTGATTCAAATACAAGTTGGTAGGGCAAGCGCCATATCCACACATTACTGATGATGGCTTGTTGTGACCCATACAAACGAATATGAGCGCCTGATGTAGCCAAATCAGGCAATGAATTTATACCTTTTGTGTAATCACCCGAGCCATGTTTAAACCACATATCGTAAATGCAAACATGGCCGGAAGCTGAAGTAGCGCCACCAAAGACAAGCGTATCTCCATAATTACCGGTTCTTTTAATTAGTGTCGAATTAGAACCACCACCACGCAATGTTTGATTCGGAAAACCATACAGTGTTGAACTTACAAAATATACCCCATTGTTAAAAATTACAGTCCCATTAACACCGGCTGCGTTTAGCGCGGCTTGAATGGCAGCGGTATCGTCTGTTCCTCCATCACCAGTTGCGCCAAAATCTTTAACGTTAATAATTTGGCGTAATTTAGTCTGCACCGTCATTGGTACAGCGCCGGTTCCGCTTTGGATAAAACCAACTAAAGAAGAACCAGAAGACGCTGCAAAAGCGGCGTAAATTCCGCTTGCATTGCCGGTCACATTGTCGTATGTACCAATCGTAACTGCAACGGATGTCTTTAGAACAAACTTGTACGCAACAGCATCAGTAAGCCAAATTTCACCGCCAGAGGCAACACGGCCTGCTGAGTCCAACACAATAGGGTTGGTATGGGCAACATTACCCGCGCTAGTGGTGTACGTTGTTTGTGGCGTTGTAGTGCCTGCTGCGTAAGTGTAAACAAGACCGCCAGAAAGAATGACACCGTTATTGTCAAAAAACTGTGCGCCAGCCCCTGCCAGCATTGAAAGATTGACGGTCATAATTTATTCCCTTACGCGCTAATTGCGGCAACTTTATCTTGAAAAGCCTTAACGCGAGTTTGCAATGCAGCTTCTTGTGCTTCCAGGGACGCGCTGCGGATGTCAAGAGCTGCTTGTTGTGAAGCCAAAGCAGCCGCTTTGCTATCCGCAGATGTTTCGCGTTTGGCAACTTCAGATTGGCGGGAAGTCAAATCAGCGTTTACTTCTTTTTCCCGCGCCGCTAATTCTTTTTCTTTGGCGTTGGCCGCAGCTAAAGAACTTTTGGCATCATCCAATGCTTGCTGGGCCGCCGCTTGCGTACTTGCAGCGCTTATTCTAGCGGCGGCAAGTTCCTCTGCCGCTTTGGCTCGGTCAGCTACGGCATTTTCAGCCGCAGACAAAGCACCCTGGCGGGTAGCCAGTTCATCACGCAAAGCCGCCATATTGGCAAGGTCGATAGGCAACTGTTTGGTAAAATAATCAACGTAATTTAGTGCCGCAGTGTCATTAGATATTTGCATGATGACCTCTTAGGAATAGTAAGTAATGTTCAGCTTCGCACTGGCCGTTTGCTCAATGAACTTGATCTGAGTCAAGTCGCCATCGTATTGCAAAGTGACACCGGCAGCAAGGGGCATCCCAACCGAAGCGGTAGGTGCCACGCCGTCATCTCGCCAGCGAACGGCTTGAGTCTCAGGCGTAATGATAGCAATACGGGGCGACCCCGCAAGGCCAGCAACGCTTCTCTGGGGTACGGTCAAGGCCGTAGCTGCGGACAAGCTGGTTATCTGCTGGTAGCCCAGGACAGATGTGATAGCTTTAAGATTGAGCGCCATTAGAATCTCCTTCTTTCAGTAAATGATCTTAACTCAATATAGAGTTGCGTTACATAAGCAGGCACGGATTCAAAAAACCCGCCGCTAAAAAAACTGCCGCCATAAAAATTGTTCATGGAATTTTACTCTACCCATTGTTGCTCGGTTTGGCTCCATGACCAATTGCCTTCTGGCTGTACTGGACGCACTACCCACCCTGGTGGATACCACCATACAACCTCGTACCCTTCTGCAACAGGGTTCGGTGGATAGTCAACTTCTATCCAGCCTTCAGTGCCATCTGTATCGGTTTTGGGAATTGAGCCAAGTTTTGAATAGAGCATATTTTTTACTGGTTAAAAAATGACCCCATTGGGGCCACAAAGTTTGCTGTGTACCTAGCAACACCTTTAGTAATACGCAAGTCATCAATATACCCGTTTAGCGGAGTAGTGCCTGTTCTACTGGCTCCAACGTACAAAATATTGGTTTGATTAAAGTTATCTGTTACCGCGCCACCACTTGTAGCATCTGCTGTTCCGTTAAGATAAATTACTAAATTACCTGCGCCGCTACCAGATCGAACTACGGCAAAGTAGTACCATGTACTAGCAGATAATGCCGTGGCTCCGGTCAATGATGTAGCTGTGTAAGCAAATTGCAATGCATTTCCAGATGTTATGCCAACACTCCAACCCGTAGAAGCTGCGCCCTTACTAACAATAGAATATGCAGTTCCAATAACGTTAACGTAAACCCATCCTTCAATTGTAAAATCACCAGAGTCAAATCGCAAACTAGTTTTATCTATTGTTGTTAGCCAAGCACCGCTTCCGCTAAACGCCATTGAACCCGTGCCATACTTTAAAACGCTAGTAGAAATCTGTGAAGTCCCAACAGTTACCAAATTATTCTGCATGGCATTATCAAAAATACCAGCATTGGTAAATCCAAGCAATAATGATGTTCCTGATATAGCGGTTAATGGCGCGGTAGGTGGTGTAAATGCAGTTGTATAAACTGCTGTACCTTTTACTATTCGTAGATTTGAAATGTAACCTATGGTGTAGGCCGCAGTACCGCCAATTTTTGCTGTTCCAGTAGCGTTTAGTGAGCCAGCAAGCGCAGCGCTGTAGCCTTGAACTCCATTTACAAAAATCTTTAGTGTTCCACTTGTCCTAACTACGGCTACATGATTCCAAACATTATTCGTTATTGCAACTGTTGATGTGGGAGTAGTACCATCATAAAAATATGGGAAATTAGATGCGTCAACACCCAAAGCCCAAGGAACTGCTGTAGCAGAAACTCTAGCGTCAACTACAATACCATTTTGTGCTGCTGGTTTATTTATCCAACATTCAATTGTAAAATCTCCAGTTCCAAACTGATAAACAGCATTTGCAGGCGCAGACAAAGAATCAGATGTACCACCAAAATATGCAGACCCCCCATCAACAGCGGTTGTGTATGGCGCAATTGAACCAAAAGGATTTATTGAACCCTGCGTAGTTGTGCCATTTCTAGTAATTGTAAAATTATTAGAACTGCTATCAATAAACGTATTGTTTTGCGCTCCATTAGTCCCATCACCATGCAACAACATGGAAACGCTAGTCCAATTTGCATCAAAAGCAGGCCAAGCAGAATAAATAAGTTGCGCCACTTCAGACTGTTTCCAAATACCATACGCTGCCGTGCTAGACGAAGCAGCAGCCGTAGAGGATAGGATTGAACCCTTGTACCTAGTAGACATTAGCTTATTGCTTCGTAAGATGTTGTAAAAGTAATTGAGTTTGCAGTCCCAGAAGTAACAGATATGGATGTGCCTTCTTGCAAATAAAACGCAGTGCTTTTATCTACCACTACAACAGCAGAATTTCCAGGAACAGGAACTTGAAAAATAATGGGGTACGCTGTACCACCAGAAGGCGCAGACCCTTGGGCAACAGCCCCGTTCGTATAAATAGAAACAGTAGCATTAGCGGTAGTGCCGGTTACGTTTGCAGCCACCACGTTGTCTATTTTGTTAACTACGCCAGATGATGCTGCATTGGGCAATAAAACAACAGCAGTAGTTCCGCTTGGCGTGTAGTAGGTCGTATTGCCGTAAATTGAAGTTACGTTTACTATGTTTGGGTTTGCCATAATTAGTATCCAAAGATCATTGCCATTGCAATACTTTTGCCTGTTGTAATGCCCGTAGCCGCTGCCCAGGTTGCCGTGGTGCCGTTGGATGTCAAAACATAAGTGTTTGCGCCAATAGCCAAGCGGGTTGCGCTGTTTGCGCCATCGCCAATAATTAGATCGCCCGCAGTTGTAATAGGCGACAAAGCATTAAAGGCCGCGCTGGCTGTCGTTTGGCCTGTGCCACCATTAGCAATCGGAAGCGCCGTTCCCGAATAGGTAATTGCCAAGGTGCCCGAAGTAGTAATCGGCGACCCAGCAATAGACAAAAACGCTGGAACAGTTGCAGCAACCGAAGTAACCGTTCCGCTACCACCACCGCCGCCTGACGAATTAATTGTCTGGTTGGGCCAAGTACCTGTAATTGTTACGTTGGTGCCTGCCACAAGGGCCGGAGTGGCGGTGCCCGTGCCGCCGTTAGCAACATCCAAAAGTCCAGAAAACGAATGATTGGCATTCCACGCCGCAGCGCCTTCAGTGGTAAAACTACCGTCCGCTGCTGTGCTGTGGTTAATGGATAGCGTCATGCTAAGAAGCGCAGTTTATAGAGCGTGGTCAGGTACAACTCAACAATGTTGTCGATCAATTGTTGAATTGACGAGTCATCTTTGTCGCAGACTTCGTAACGGCCTTTTTCAATCTCATCAAGCTGGGCCTGCAAGAACTCAATAATGTTTGTGGTCTTCTTGGCCGCTGGGATGGCGATAGGGCCAATCAATCCATGACGGCCTTGGTAGGCTTCAGCAAAAGCGTCAGCCACATCAATTACGCTGTCGTAAAACGTCTGTAAGGCAACGTGCTTGGAGTAGCTGCGGGTGTTAAGGTGTACTGAATGAGCCACATTGCGGCCTAAGAACAGTAGCCCCATTAATTGTGCGGCGGTCATTGTGGCTGCTCCATCGGTAGCATAGGCTGTGGCATTTCAGGCATACCCTCCATACCTACGTCCATCTGCTGCTCTGGCATTTCAGGAATACCGCCAATTTGACCATTAGACTCCATTGCAGCGGCCACTACACCCATAGCAATGTCTTGAATCTGTTGCTCGTTCATGCCCGCTTGCGTAGCAGTGATGCGCTGTGTCTCAGCTTGGTAAGCCTTAATCTCAGCCTCGTAATCCTTGCGGCGTTGCTCTTGCATCTCAATGGACTTGCCCACGTTTTGGATCATCTGGTGCATCTGCTCCATTTCCTGACCCATAGCCTGCATCTGCTGCTGTGCGGCTTGCAATTCTGGGTTTTCGTCGGCGTCGCTCATTAACTTGGGGTCAATAGTCTTGGCAAAACGCTTTGCCATCTCTTGGGCGCCAGGCCAATCCATGTTCTTGACAAACAGGTCACCGGCCACTTGCCATAGCTGCGGGTTACCCTGCAACAGTTGACCCATAGCCTCCAGCGCCTCTTGGCGCTTGGTTGCGTAGCCTGGGCCGGTGGTAGCCACCACATCGTACTTGCCCACGCCAGGGTTGTAAATCTTGTCAATCACAATGCCGTTTTGATCCACGATCTTCTTGACCGGCTCGGCCTGCATTGGGTCAATCTTGACCATGCTAGTTTCGCCGTCCTCACCAATGATGCGGGCGATGCGCTGTGTGTCGTAGATTTTGGGGATCAGGTCAATCAGTTGGCGGGTCAGATACCGCACACCACGGGCCAAGTTGTCGCCAAAGTGGTACGTCCCAACATCACCCTCGCGCTGACGCGCAAGAATCGCCCTTCCCGAGCGTTCGTTGGATGTCATGCCCAAAGAAGCGTTATATTGGCCGGTGGACGCTTTAATGTCCTCAGAAGCGCCTGCTTTGGCTTGCAACAGCCCGCTGGAAGCCATTGGCGGCTGCGCCCGCTGGGGTAGTGGTAGCGTAGCGCCTGCGCCGTCTGTAACGTCTGGATTTACTTCCAAATACGGCCAATTGGTCGTGTTAGCGGTCTTCCATTGATTCTCATAGCCCTCAAACTGACCGCCGTAGCCGATAAATGGTGCTTTGGGTGCCAAAGCCAGCATCTCTGCCTCTTGGGATACCCAATAGTTGTACATCCGCTGGGCATCTTTGGCGTTTCGCACCAAGCCGGACACATACAGGCGCCCGTCAACCTCAAATTCGTTGCCCACAATACGGACAATCGGGATGTATTTGCCTGCCCACTCGCGCTCTTCCAAGATTTCGTAACCGTTTATCTTGCAATACTTGATGCGTGGCCGGTCAGACTGCCTAGACTTCTTGGGCTTGCCATACATGGCCCGCAATTGCTTGTCTTCAGGCGTTCCCTCAAAGGCGGTGGCGTTGCCAGGGTACAAATTAAGCGTTGCCTTATCGTAATCGACGTAGTAGTAGTCCGCAACGCGAATGGTGTCCTCATTGAGCCACTGAGACAAGTTTTGATCGCCCACACCCAGCGTTTGCAGGGTGGTAATGGGCGCGGAGTCAGGGTACATCCGCTGGTAATCGTCTTTGCGGATGTCCTCGGTCACAAAACAATACTTGGCGTCGGCGCCGCAAGGGTCTTGGATTGCCGGGTCCATGTAAACCGAAAACGAATTGCGAATCCGGCCAATTTTGATGTCTTGGTCAAAAGTATTGTCGTCGCAATACTCGGTCAGGATTCGGAAGTAGCCTTCTCCGTAGGAGACTTGGTTTTCGCAGGCGGTGTCGTAAGCGACATCTGCATCCGAGATGTATTCAATATGCCTGACCATGCCGTTGAAGACTTGGGCAACGTCAACGTCGGCCTTGTCGTCGGCTGGAATAACTTTGCCTGTTGGGCGGTTTTGTCGTTGGTCATTAGTTACTTGCCGAACGTGCTGCGGCAGTTTGTTAATCGTAAGGCACGGGCGGGCGTTGATTGTCTGCCCCTGCACCGCGCCGCGAGTCGCCAGCACATCAGCAGGCCACTGCCAGTGATTGTCAGGGCTTCCAGCGTAGAACTTCAGGTCGTCAATCTCATCTTCGCGGGACTCAGACAGCGCTGATATTGCCATGTCCAAGCGGCTGCGGGCGGTTGCTAGTATGTTGGAGTCGTCGTCCTTCTTACCGCCACCGTTAGCGACATTTCCTACCGCCACCATGCCGGTGTAATCAGCCATTATTTCTTACCTTTTGGGGCTGGGGCGCTGCGCTTAACGGCGTAAGCAATTGCTACGGCTTGCTTGACCGGCTTGCCGGCGGCAACTTCGGCCTTCACGTTCTTACGAAAAGCCTCGGGTGTTTTGGATTTAACTAAAGGCATTATTTCTTCTTCGCCGTTTTAGCCGAATCTTTAAAGTCTTTGGCCGAAGGCGCTGCCTTTGTGCCAGGCTTGTTCATCTTCTCTTTGCTGCCAGCAGCAATACGCGCTTGCTTGGCGTGAATGTTTGCGTAGAGGCCAGGTTTTGTTGCCATAATTTAGCATTTCCATCGTTTAAGGGCTGCTTTAGCGCGTTCGCCATCTTTGGCGTTGGCCGCTACTGCGCCCATTCTTGCACAAAATGAATCCTTGCGGCCCTGATCTGCCTTGGTCTTGGGATTTGGGGCTGGCGCTTTAAGATTGGAGCCGGTTGCCGCGTTGTACTTCTCGCGCCCCTTGGCCGTCAAACCAGCGCCTTGAGATGTGGGCAGCTTCTCGCCTCGTCCAACAGATAAAGATACTTTTTTCATGAACCCATCCATGAAGTGTTTGAACTGCTGCCCTGCGAATTAATCCTGCGGGACGGCTCAGTATACTCGCGGTGAGCAACAGGAAAAGCAAACGTCACGCACAGCGCGTCAGCGGCGTCCGGCGATGCTAACCCTCTTGCTCTCATCTCTTTTTTCCCCTCTAGGAAAATAGTACCCGAAGAATCCGGTTTCTTAGCCGGCCCAGTTAAATCTGCCCTCAACTGCCTGTCAGTAGGAATACTAGCAGATTTTAACCAGTTCCTCATATCATTCCACATTTCAGCGCGTTTATTGCCAAACGCAATCGGGTGCTTGGCCTTATTCCCAAAGTTAATCCCTCGAACTTTATACCGCTGCTCGGTCAGCCGGTCAAGTATCCCGTACCCCAGCCCTCCCTCATCAATCACCGTCAAGGTCGGCTTGTATTCCTCAATGGCCTCAATTACCCTGCCCACTATGGTCATAGTATCTTCGCCCTGGTAACGCTTGATGGCCACCAGGTCGCGCCCCTGCCTCACAACAATCACAGTCGCATCGGCGCCGCCCCTAGCTGGGTCAACCCCCACAATAATGGGAGCTGTCATATCCTTGTACTTAGGCCTCTTCATGGCATCATCAACCAACGTCGGCCCAATGAACTGATCTTCCCCAGCCGAGGGAAACTCTCCGTAAACCTCAATCTTGGCCTGGCTGGAGTTCTCGCCATACTCAGCAATAATTTGCTCGTACACCGCCTTATCGGTATCCTCCACCGTCCTAGCGTCCACTACCCGCGACTTCCAAAACGCTCTCTTGGCGTTAAAGCACTCAAAAAAATACCCGCTGTTGCGCCGCGGATTGGAGAACGCAAACCAGTACCTGTCCGGCGTGTTCTCGGTAAAGAATCCTGCGCCCACATCCCAGATCGCATCTGGTATGCCGCTACTCTCGTCAAAGATCAGCATCATGCCGTCTTGGTTATGCACACCAGCGTAACTGTCAGGATTCTCCTCCGACCACAGCTTGCCCTCGCAGGCCCAGTACCTGGTGCCCTTCTTCAAGTCCTTCTCAACAATGTCAGTCAACCACTTGGCAGGCACCAGCTTGGTCGCGCTTATCTCCCACCAGTGCGAGTTAATCAACATCGCTGACCACTTAGTCAACTCGGCCCAGGTCACCGACCTCAACTGATTCTCGCTGTTCGCGCTAACCACCACCGAGCCGCCAATGCGGGTGGTCAGCATCCAAAGAACCAGCCAACTAACAAGCGCTGACTTGCCAATACCTCGTCCGCTGGATACTGCTTCCCTAATAGTGTCAAAGTTAACCTTGCCCTGCTGCGCCTTAATGTGCTCAGTCACATCCCGCAGCACCTCCCGCTGCCACTTCCTCGGGCCTGTAAACCGCGCCAACGGCGTGTTCTTCACGCCCCAAGGAAAAGCATACATCACAAACGCTTCCAAGTCATCCGCAACAGCCGGTGACCATAACTCGGTCATCAGCTTCTGTTCCTCTTCACCTCGGTAGATGGGCAGTTGCATAGTGGTTTCTTGGTTAAGGTTTTAAAAAAAATAAAAATTGTTCGTGGACGTGCCGTTTCCGTGGCCATTTGCCGCCGGCCCTACCCGGGGGGGGTCGGGCGCGGCAGGGCCAGCGGACAAGGCCGGTGGGTAGGGTTATCCACAGGTATTGCACAGGCCTAACAACTTAACATAATGCCTGTCGTATAAAGTAGAGCAGAATCAGACAGGGTTATCAACAGGACGCGGGGTGACATCGGTTACGTTGTCCAGCGTCAGCACCCGTGCCTTGGCTGCCTCAAGCGCGTCGATCACGCTGATGCGCTCGTCCCTCACCGTCATGTCAATGCGGTCACCGTAAGTGCGCGGCTTCAGCTTGGACGCGATCCACTTACGCGCATCCACTTGCATACGCTTCTGCTGCACCCAGGCACTAGCCATAGCGCCCTCTAAGCCCTCTGGCATAGGCTCGTCCGACAGTTGCAGTATCTCGTCAGCCAGCCGGTCTGCGCGGTCTTGTACGGCCTTCTCGTAGGCCGCGGCTATCTTGGCATCTTGCGCCACCATTGCATGAAAGCTGACCCACGTTGGCATATCGTCCTGGCGCAGCACCGTCGATAGCGCCTTGCCGCTGGACACCTGGCCCACGATCTCAAGCCAAACTGGATGCTCCGGTGGCCATTTCGCTGGTCTGCCCATGATTGCACCGTTTTTTGTCGTCTTTTCAGCCAAAGTCTTCATCATTACCCTCATGCGTGTGCGTAATCGTTAAAAATCTATGCAAAAAGCGCATAACCTTACCTATCCCCACTTACCGCACAAACGCTTTAGTGTCGAACAGCTTGGGCAGTTTGCTTGGTGTCGTCATATCCAGATCGTTTTCCATATCCTCAAACCCGCTAGGCCCACCGACCTTAACCAGTTTGCTGTCAGGCCATTGTCGCTTGATCTCGCTGATTTTGCCATCTGCCTGGCGTGCCATGATTATCGCAATCTCTGCTGCCGTCCAGACTTCCCTGTCCGTGGAGCATGGCCACTGCTGGCAGTAAAGCCGTTTAGAGGCCTCATCTGGCACGATAACGAAAACAGTACCATCTGCCTGCTGGTGCTCAATCTGTCGCAGATTAGGCAGTTCTGATACGTTGTTGGCACCAGCCCAAGCCTCCATCGCATCGTAAGCCTTGCACATACCCCTGACCGCCTTGTCCAGCTTTTCATCGTTGCGTTCTTCTTGGGCCTGCCAAACCCGCTCCAGTTGCAGCCACACCTTTTCCCGCAGCTCGGTATCCACCAACCAAACCAGCCTATCAATACCCCACTTCGCATCATGGGTATTCTTTCGGTTTGCCAGCTCCACCATGACAGCGTTTTTAAACACCTCAAACTTATCCGCTGGATATGCTGGCATGGTCGGCTGAGTAATCGCCAAAGATTTAAGTTTTTTAGTCACCACTTGGCACCGCCTTTTCGGGCATTTGGAAATGGGACAAATGGGAGCGTATATAAAGAATACGCTCTCCCATTTGTCCCATTCTCGCCAAATTGATGCTTATTGACCATTTTGTCCATTTGTCCATCCATTTGTCTTCCATTTGTCCTCCATTTGTCCCATTTGTCCATTTGTACCATTTTGACGTTTTTCCTCTCAATCGTCCATTTGTCCCGTCCATTTGTCCCATTTGTCCCATTGCCAATTACGTAAGCAATAAAACGCCCTAAAAGTCGCTATCATTTTGGTCACCATCGCTCCAAATCACCCAAACAAACGGATCAAAAACCTCCACCCTTTTGGCGTTCTGAAGGCTCTGCACGCACCTTGTAAAGCGCCTTTTGATGCCTGTTTTGTCGGTTTGGGCGGCTGAAAAAGCCTCCATCCACTGTTCCACGTGGATCGATTTATTGCGCTTTCCGTCAATTAAACGCATCTCTCCATGCTCTCCAATTGCCTTGTGCAGTGCGTCAATTGCCACCTTTTGGACGCCACCAGCCCCTGTCCTTGGCGGTGGAACCTTGGGTTTCTTGTGCTGCTGGTCGATGTTTTCCTGTTGTTCCCTGACCGCCAGCGATACGTTCTCGTCCAGCCCAAGTCCGCTTTCCTTGTCCTGGTTGATGTTGATCTGGACCATCTCAAACCCAAACTTTAAATTGTCCTGACCGTCCTTTTGCTTACTTATGGTGAGAATTCCTTGGCCTGCGACGCCTTCCTTGTGGTCTGTTTGCTCCAACTTTTGCAGTTCTAGTTGGGTATCCACTGCTCCTAAGAGTGAGCTGTGACCGCGCAATCCTTTGGTGGCGTCCTTGCCTGAGTGGTGCAAAACCATCAAGGCGCAGTTGAGTTTGCGTTGCAGCCGGCCTGCGTTATGGATGAATGCGCCCATGTCCTGGCTGTCGTTCTCGTTGCCGCCGCCGAAGGCTCTGGCTAGGGTATCTATCTGGACCAGGCGCAGCTCTATGCCCGTGCGCTCTATTAAGTTGTCAATGGACTGCATCAGCAGGTTAAAGTCGTCTGCGCTTGATCTCAGGTTGAGCTGGTAGCGTATGACGTAGATTTCGGCCCCGTCCTGCGTCTGGTGGTTGATCTTGCAAGCCTTGATACGCGCCCCGATACCGCCATGACCTTCACCCGCTATGTAGAGAACGGCGCCAGGGTTCGTAACTTGGTTACCCATCCACTGGCGTCCTGTGGCCACCGCCTCGGCTATGTCCAGCGCAATAAATGACTTGTAGCTACCTGGCGGCCCGTACAGGGCACCAAAACCCTTCTCCGGCAGCACGTTCTTGATGATCCACCTGACAGGCTCGTCCTTGATGGTGTCCCAAGCCTCGATGTTGAGAAGTTGCGGGGTCGGGTTAAAGGCTTCTTGTTCTGTTTGCGTTGTTTCTATTGATTGTTCGCTATCCGTTACAGGCGTTTGCTGAGTGATAACCGGCGCCTGCTTGGCCATCTCCGCCAGTTCCTTGCGCGTACCTTTTGCGTGATATACCCACTCGTAAGCGTCATCGCCCTCCATCATCAATCCAAGGTCAAGGTATCGAATTGACTTAACCACGGGTAATAGGTGAGCAATTGCGCGTTTAGCGTAAGATATTCCTGGCTGGTCATTGTCAGGAATTACCACGACATTGGCGCCTGCAAAGTATTGCGTAATCTCCGTCGGCCATGACCCTGCACCAGTGTGACTTGTCGTTGCAATGGCGCCAATACTTGTTAGCGCGTCCGCTGCCTTCTCGCCTTCAACTAGGTAGATGGCTCGGCCTGATTGCTTTGCCTCAATAATCTCGGGCAAATTGAGGGGAACAATTCTGGTGTCCTTTATCCCCGCTATCCGCTTCCCCGCGGCATCCACGCGGTGAATAGAGTATGTCTTACCCTTGGCATCATTAGTCTTATATCGGCGCTTGGTAAACAGTTCAGTGCCGTCCTCTGCGCGGTACACCCATTCCTTTTCCAGTACCTTGTCCTGGTGCTGGGTAAAGCTGATTTCTTCCCGCTTTGGCGTAGTGGGCAGCAAGTCCCTAGCCCTGACAGCGTCGAACACGTCCCTCTGGTCGCAGCCGCCGTGACAGTGGAACAGGACCCTGCCATCACTTTCAGTTATGGAGAGACTAGGGTTCTTGTCGCCGTTCCCTCTGCCGTGACCAGGTACGGGGCATGAGCACACCCACTGCCCGTTAACCTGCTTGGCGTTGCCCAGCGCCTTAGCTATTGTTTCTGTGTCTGGCATCACTATTCCAATATTAAAGATTGCTGCGCCAGACGCTTGTCTTGCAGCGGTTTGTAGTCAATGTTCAATTCACAGCCAATGTATTGCCGACCAAGGTTTTGTGCTACCTGTCCCGTTGTCCCGCTGCCCATAAACGGGTCAAGCACAATGCCGCCTACTGGTGCGCCAGCAAGGATGCAAGGCTCAATCAAGTCTGATGGGAACACGGCAAAGTGTGCGCCAGCGTAAGGCTTTACGTTTACTGTCCAAACGCTGCGCTTGTTTCTGCTCCCATCAAACTCTTTCATTCCTTTAGTGTGGGTAGCGCCAGTAATTGAATACCCACCGCTTTCATGCTTCTCGCCAGCAAAGAAAGGAGTTTTGTATCTATTGGCGCTTCCTTCTGGATCAGAGCTGGCCTCCTTAATCGCGTCGGAATCGTAGTAATACTTCTGCGATTTGCTCATCAGAAAAATGTATTCATGCGCTTTAGTGCATCGGTCTTGCACCGATTCAGGCATCGGGTTTGGCTTGTGCCAGATGATGTCCTGACGTAGATACCAGCCATCTGCGCGAAGTGCAAACGCCAGCAGCCAAGGAATGCCGATAAGGTCTTTTGGTTTTACATCCGACCCGTTAAAGCTGCGCTTTCCAGTGTGATAGCGGCCTTCGGTCATAGCTTTGCCAGCACCAGGAAGCACGCACTTACCACCGCTGCCGGGGTTTGTGTTGTGGTAGCTATCGCCAATGTTTAGCCACAGCGTCCCATCGTCTTCCAGCACATCCCATACGCATCGAAACACCTCGACCATAGCCTTGATGTATTCCTCCGGTGTTTCTTCCAGCCCAATCTGCCCTTCATGTCCATAGTCCCGTAATCCGTAGTACGGAGGGCTGGTAACGCAAGTCTGCGCCTTGATTCCTTGCTCTTTCCAGCGCCGCATTGTTGCCCTGCAATCGCCAAATTCAATGTTGTTCATGTTGTACTTTTTTGAGGGGAAAAAAAAGCCGGTGGAGATCAACCCACCGGCGCGTTAGTCTAACGCTTAGAAAATCTCGTCGTCCTCAACCACTTCCACTGGCTTGGGCGTTGCCTTGCGTACCGGCTGCACCACTACTGGAGGTGGCGCTGGCTCTGCCTCGAATTCCTCTGCCACCGCATCCAGTCCCGCAGGCCGGGCAACCCAACCCTTCAATACGAAGATAGGAATGCGAGTCGTACCCTTGCCGATCTTCTCTGCCTTAGAGTGCCCGTACTCAAGCACCGGCAGCTTGCCAGGGTTAGCTGCACGCTCTGCTGAACAGGCCTTGTACATCTGCTCCAGACCCATGTTCGGACCCACACCGTTAGATGACCACTCAGCAGCGCCGATCTCTTTGTTGTACAGCACAACCTGGAATCCACGTTTGTGCTCGGGGCTGGGCTGCGGCCCTTTCTTGCCGACAGATTCGTCCTGCACCCAATCGCGTACACCGACACCCAGCAAAAGCCAGCCTGTCTTGATGTTGTCGATGTCGAACACTACTTTTTTAAGTTCAATTTCCTCGTTGTTGTTGTTTGTCCAAGCGTTTGCTTGGGGCGAAAAGCGGATGTAGTTACCAGAGCCGCTACCAGAAGATAGATTTAGCATTTGCGTTTAGCTTTCAGTTTTCAGAGTTGAAGTAGGGCTGTGCTTTCGCCAAGCCCACGGGATTTAGACAACGTGAGTCCAGAAGAAACTTTCTTTGTCACGGCATCCAAAACTTGTTTCCTGTCCTTGCCTAACAGTTTGTCTGCGGCAGCAGGCGTAATCATTGATGTCTCGTAAATCTGCGTCTCGGGTACGCCAGCAGACAGCAGCACCTGCACGGCGTCAGCGTCCTTCGTCCACTGCCTAGTGGGGCGTTTAGGCGCCATCTGCCAACCGCGCAGCACACCGCCAGCTTCCAGCGTCTTGGTGGCCTGCTTGCGTAGCGCAGTGATGAAGTCCTCCACCAGTTCCGCTTTGTCCAGCAAGTCGGCTACCTGGTCCGGCGTCAGGGTTGCAATGTCAGCAGTTACGGGGACCGCAGCCAGCGCCTTTGTCTGCGCTGGACAGATCATCTTAGCGGGACACCACTGACAGGCTTCCTTGGATGGTGTGGGTTCTGACTTCTCATCTTTAGCCGCTGTTACTGCCGGTATCAGAACGTCCGCTTTCCACTGTAGCAACTCGTCGCCCGTCATCTCGTGATGGCGGTTCTCGCCCGTCTGGGGCTGCACAATGGTAAGGCCCACCTTGTCAAAAACCTTGACCAGTTTGTGCATCATTCCAAGCGCATAGATACGCATCTGATCGCTGTCAGCGTCCACCCACTGCCGTCCTGTTTTGAGGTCAGCAATCACAAGCACAGACTTCTCCAGGTTGTATGCAACAACGTCCGCAGTACCGCCAACCTTGACCAGCGAGTCCTCGTATGCGATACCGTACTGCTCCACCTTTACTGTGCCTAGCTCGGCCTCCAACCCAGCCACCACGCGAATGTGCGCGAGCGCAAATTCAGCGTTCTCTCGCGTAATAACGATCCCCTCAATTGTCTTGCCGATAAAGTCCATGGGGTCCTGATCTAGCTGCCAGCAAGTCTCCGACAGCGAGTGGATGGCAGTGCCTATCTGGGCAGCCTCACCTGACTCCTCTCGGGGTACTTTCAGTGATAGGCGTGCTGATGCGGGGCAGGCTATCCAGCGCGCTGCACTAGATGGGCGGAGTAAGAGTTGTTTCATTCAGGGCTTTCGTTTATGAGTAATTGGTAAGCCAAGTTGCGTACCTCAGACGTGACGCAGTGGCCAAGGTCCTCGGGATGCACCAGGCGCTTTAGGAATTCGGTCTTATCGCGTGATGCGTTGCGCTCTTGTTCGAGTTGCGTGGCCAGGTACACGGCGTGCTCTCGTAGGGTTCGTAAGTCGTGCAGGCTCACTTGTTCCCTTTCAGATACCACGCGCCAATGAGAACGGCATCAGCGCGCCCGTCATCCTTAACCCGTGCAAACGATTTCTCCCAAACGGGATACAGTTCGCAGGCCCGTGCGCGTGATGCGTCCTTACCTGCACCACGGCCTATGCCCTTTGTCCAGACTGATGGCATGACGTAGGTAGCCGGTATCTCAAACGCCCCGACAATGCCCTCTATCAAGCCGAAACTGCGTCCGAATGAGAACATCGAAGTTACCCCTTGTCCTGGCATTGCGGACACCTTCTCCACAATGACGTGCTCTGGCTTGTAGTCTCTAAAAATGGCAGCTAAACCTGACGCTGAAATCTGCCGCTTCGTCTTGTTATTGCGAGTGAGTTCGTGAGTCGGTGTGTCAATGACGGCCACCAACAGGTCATCGGTGAACACGGCAATAGCGCCACTCAGTCCTGGGTCGATGGCCATGACTATCATTGGGGCGCCTTTGCCGCTATTAGCGCGTCCACGGCCTGCTCCAGCTTCATGATGTTGGAGTAGAGAGGGATAGTCTTGCCGGTGCTCCACCTACTGAGTTGGGCAGGGTCGATGTTTGCTGCATACGCTAAGTCGTTCATCTTGAACCCCGCTTCCTTGGCTCGTAGCCGGATGGCCTCGATTGCTTGCTCTGTCGGTGTAATCATTGTTCCTAACCTCTTTAATTGACGAATGCGTCCATTCTATGGTGCTTTTTTGACTAGAAAAGCAATTTATTTGCATCTCTAAGGGTAAACACCTAGATAAATAAGTTGATGAAGTAGTCAATTCATGTAAGATGCGAGGCATCAACAACCGCCGTAAGGCAAACTCTAGGAGCTAAAAATGCAAGTTACTACCACCCAAACAGAGCGCAACATCGCAATGTACGGTTTTGCTGATATGGACGCCTACATGGAGTCTGTCAAGCGCTCAATTACCTACAAATTCACTGGTGGCCACATGATTGTTGCTAACTTAATGTCAGACGCACAAGAGCAAATGGCTCACGATGATACTGACGGCGCCCGTCAAACTCTCAACATTGCCAAGGCCGTGCTTTTCCAAATTATGAAAGGCACTTTAGTCGGCACTGTTGAGCGCAAATAATCAACACGGGGCTACGGCCCCATCTTTAGGAGTCCACTATGCGATACCGCGAGCACTACACCATCCAACCCGTCACCCGCAAGTGGGCAGACATTGCCATGGCAGTGGCCATCGGCCTCGGCCTGGCCACACTTTTCTTTTTAGGAGTCTGATATGTCTGAAATGATGCAAATGCAGATAGATGAAGTCGTTGAGCAGCTGTCTCCAATACCAGGGCAGATAGGCATCCTGACAGCGCACGAGCTGCGCTCCCACCTACGTATGGCCGTTACTAAAGGTACGCTCATCGGGTGGGCTGGCGCCGAGAGGCTTACAAGAACTAGGTACAAGCAGGACTACGACAACCTGGTGCAGCACTGCAAACAACTTGAGCTTGAGATCATGGAGCTAAAGAGATGAAATCTTCACAGACAGCACAACCAAATAGGTATTTTGCCTCTGGCCCTTACAAGGCCGAAGCCATTGGCCCCAATGGATGGTGGGGTGTTAAGAACAAGAACGGTTTTAACTGTTTGACGTTTACTGACCGCCCAGGCCATGTGTTTGCCCTTGAAGCCGAGGCCAAAAGCCTAGCCGAGGAGTGGAACAACGGCAAGGTGTTTGAGTACCCGCCAGAGCCTGAGATTGTTCCCCGTATTCCAGACCCAGTACATGACGCTCGGTTTGGTAAGTACATCCGCACCCAGCGGTTTATAAACGGGCGTTGGGTGTCGCCCATTCCTGTAGACAAAAACTGGGCAAAAGCTGTTGATGAATATGTTGAGACTTGAACTACTAAAAGAGGCTAAATTACCATGAAATTTCTAAAGTTTTTGAAAGACTATTACCGCGACCTGACGCCAGCCGAGGTCATCACCCGCGAACTGGCGCAAGCCCATCTGGACAGGCTTGAGGCCGAAGGAGCAGTAGAGTATGCCCAAGCTGTGCTAGACATGAATATGACCCGTATAGAGCGTTTGAACACACGTTTAGGAGAGTACAAATGAACTGCTGTAACGCAAACGGTCAATGCGACCAAGGCAAAGATTGCCCTATACGCAAGCAACGTATAAAAGAAACCAATGATGCGTACATGAGTGGCGGATGGGACAGGGTTGCTGACCCATACGATGACATTACCTCGACCTTCAAAGCACTTATTCTTGTAATCGCTGTTACCGCATCACTAACGCTGTTGGCTTTTTGGGTATGGGGGAAGTGATGAACAAATTTATTGATTGCTGGTTTTCGGGGCGTTTTCTCAAACACCCGATGGTGGTGGCGGTAATATTTTATTTAATTGGATATGTAGTGGGGAGTGGCACATGAATATTGTTGACTTTATGGATGCCCACTTTTGGGCGCTTTGGTTGCTGGTCGTTTGGGTGGCAGCTTGCATTGCAAATTGGGGGCCAAAGAAATGAACATCATTGAACTAGCAAAGCAAAAAGGCAGCGGCGCAGGACAAGTTAGCACAGCCAGAGCAGGAGCAAAACTTCTGCCCCCGCTGCGGTAAGCGCACAGCAGACTTGACCGTTATCCACACTTGCACACCACCACAAAAAAACACATGAAACCAAGTCACCCAAAAATCAGGCAGTTACTGCACCAGCACCAAGACGGCCTGACAGCAAAAGAAATATCTGAAAGGCTAGAAAAAAGACACGACACAATTTATGCTGCGCTGCAAAATATGCCTGATACTTACATAGATAGATGGCTAAAAGCCGAGCAGCAGTTGCCGCCACAAGCCGTATGGTGCGCCGTAGTGCCGCCAGAAGATTGTCCTAAACCCAGACCAAAAAATGCAAGACCTACCAAACTTCGCAGCGTGGAACCACGAGAACTTAGCCAGATTTTGCATGGATTCGTACATCAAAATGCAGAATCAACAGGCTGATATAGAAGACCTTAGATTGTCTCTTAAAGAGGTATCAGAGGAAATAACAGACATCCTGTATATCATTAAGAAACACTTTGATTGAAAAAGGGGGCATAAGCCCCCCTTCCAATTTGGGTAGGATCGTACTCAAATTGGGTACAAGCCTACTCAATCCATTGAGTTAAATTACTCAACGCACTCTTCTTCTTCGCACTCATACCAATCGTCAGACTCTTCGTCGTAGAAATACCAAACGTCATTTTCTACGTCTAGCCAGTACGCTACGCCATCGTCGTCAAACTCGTACTCTTCATCAGCAAACTTATCTTCTGCCTCGTCTTGCTCGTCAATCTCTTCTAGGCGCTCTACAAAACCTGCAACTGCAACAGCTTTCCACAATGGGTCTGTAGAAAACGTAACTTGCTCGTTAAAACCAAAGTCTATTGTCAGTGTAAATTCCATGATAAACCTCTATAAAAATGGTACAGCACGGCGCTGCAAACCTATCTTATAGGCAATTTATGACATGTTTTCAGAATTTTGTCACGTTAATTACCTCGCCCCGAAACTCTATGTGATCCTTGTCAAACACCTGTACAAGTTCTGGCTGTAGTAGGTGTCCTTTCCATAATGTAAGAACAGCAAAGCCAGATCGCCAGTTGGTAGGGTTATCCTCCAAGTAATCAATAAATTGCGGTCCTACGGGGTCTGCAAGGGTTCCTGTGTCTACTCCATACCTTGTGCCGTTAAGATCGCTAAATGGAGCCACCTTGAGGCTGTGCAGGTGTCCCGTGACGTAAGACTTACCAGACATAACAGAATTGTTGTAAACGGCGTGTATGCCGCCTTTCCATCTATGTTTAATTACTACATCATCAGTCGCCCAGCAAGACCAAGCTGGTGTCCACGCTTGAAAATGATCTTTAAGCGTAAAGCCTTTTATATTTGCAAATTCCGGTACACGATTCGCCAGAGTATTCTCAAAACGCGCATCATGGTTTCCAAGCGTCCAGATCAACTTGCATTGACGGTTGCCTTCTTTGGCTGCTGTTTCTATCTCCTCAAGACTAGCTTCACACGCTTTTAGTTCACCAATCAAGCTAGGCTTACTGTCCCATCCGATACGAGGGAATCGGGATATAGAAGCTCCGTCAAACGCATCACCGTTGTTGATTACTGCTCGGGGTTTGAATTCTTGAATAGCCCACAAAAGACCTTTGAAGGCTGTTGACCGTATTCCAGGCCAGAAGTGCGCATCACTGAATACGATTACTTGTCCGTTAAGTAATCCAAGATTTGTACGCACATTGTGCGGGACTGTTGCGTAATTCTTTTGGTACTTTATGCCTCTATTGTCATCCGCATAAAGAACTATGTTGTTCTTTTCTTCTAAACCTCTTCTTCTAAAATTAACTCTACGTTCTGATAGACCAAGAATTTCTGATACTTTTTTAGCTGACCGATGTTTATTCCACGTCTCTATAAAAACAGCATCAGAACAAATTTCTTTTGCCATACAGAACCTTTAGAGTTGATTCTGGTTTATACCCTATTTTTGTTACAAAAACGAATATATTAATACAGGCGAGTGCCTTGTTTGTCAATGATTAGCACCTGGCCCCGAGGCTTGCCCTTGGGGTCATTGGGTACGCTAATGTGCGTCCATCGGTCAAACTCGCGGATTAACTGGTCGAAGGGTAGTTTAGCAGCTATCACTGCTTTTACAACCTGATCTGGGGTCACGCCGGGAACACGAATGTCCGCAGCGCAGCCAAGCCGGTGCTGGCTTGTGTCTTTACTACCCACTGATGCATTGACTTTAGCCGATCTGAACGCGCTATTTACCATCACAGCCTTGCCGCCGATAGCGACTTTGACTTGCTCAAGCAACTCAGCCAGTCGCACCAAATTTGCTCGTTCTGTTTCATTGGGTGTGTTGTCAAACTCACGGTGATCTGTGGTGGTCAGTTCTTCAAGGGTGAAGTGTTCGGTTAATTGAGTCATTTGGGGTCATCCGCTTCACTGTGGGACAACTTCACACCAGCCAGCAGCCCAATGAAGCCACCAACAATGGTCTGGAATGCGGGTGATATGAGTTTGAAGATTTCTGCGTTGTCCACAAGGGGGTCAAACAAACCCGCCATCAGCACAGCCACCATACCGATGATGACTACGCACAAAGTGAAGCTGACCATCAGGGTAACAAGAAAGGTAAGTTTTGCTTTCATTTTGCCGCCTTATCTGCTAGTTTTTCAGCCGTCCTAAGCCCACCAAGGCCCAGCATACCGAGGAGCAAAGGCATCATGGTTCCGGTGTCCATCTGCGGGAACTTTACGGGGTGTCCAGCAAGCGCAGCGCCCCACTCAGCTAACGGGCCAATAACGAATTGGACAGCAAACCCCGCGCCGCATATCCACCCAATACTAGGTCGCCAGCCACTAACGAACAAAGAAGAGCTTGCCGCTTCTACCTTGTTAATGTCCATCTGCCCCGTAATCTGGGCCAACTCACCGTTTTGTTGCAGCTTGAGCAACTCCAGCTTGGCAGCGGCTTGCTGCGCGGGGTCGGGCAGAACTCGGTCTAAGACTTTGCTGCCAACTTCAAACAGGGCGGTTACTGGGTCAAGTGTCATTTGTCTGCTTTGTTATCCAGCCGGTCAAAAATCTTACTTAGCATTTCCTTAACCTCACGCATATCGTCCTTGTAGTCCAGACGGGCAACGTAGATCGTTGGCAGCTTGGCGAGATCGTTTTTTAGTTCTTGCACTGCTGTCCACAACTCACGCGCGAACCATCCGGCTACGCCCATGCAGCCGCCAAGAATGAGATTGATGGTTTGCTGATCCATCATGGTGCTAATTTGTTTGCGGATGCCTTGCTGGGGGCCAAAGCGTTAAAGTTAACTGACTCGGCCACTTTCTTTTTAAGCGAAATATTTTGGGCAATTTCTGCCGCTGTTTGGGCGCCAGGGAAACGAATTGCAGACAAAGCATCCAACCCACGCAAAACAACATTGCCGGTATTAGACCAATTGACTGCCCTTGGGTCTTTGACTAAAGCATCTTGCACGGTTGCTTTTAAATCCATCAACTTATCGCGGCCAGCTTTGCCGTACATATATTGCAACTTACCTTCACGATCTAATTGTTCAATAGAAGTCTTTAATTTTGCAAATGACAATTCGCCACTAGCGTTTTTGGTCAATTGATCTTTAAGGTGTTCAATTGTTTGACCTTGCAATTCTTTATAGGCTTGCTGACCTTCTGGGCCAGCCTTTTTTAATAGCTTGGTGACGGTTCGCATTTCTTCCAAACTACCGTCCAAAACAACGTGCTTAAACACATCATCAAGCGCTACTGCGCGGTCAGCGTAACCGCCTTTAGTGCCAAGTAATTTAGCAACGCGATAGGTGTCTTCAAATTCTTTACCAAGTTGGTTGCGTTGCGCCCTAGCCGCACGATACAAATCACCACCAGTTCCTTCTGTGACTTCATTGATGATTTTTTTGATGTCACCCATAAAAACACCAGATGGATCACCTTTTTTGCCAAGTTGTCCAGCAACTTTATATAAATTTTCAAGATCATCAATGGTAACTTGACCATTTTTAGCAGTTTTTAAAACTTCTAATTTTGCTTTAATTGAGTTAATTTCTGGAACAGCGATTGCTTCTGGTTGAACAAATGTCAAATATTGATCTAGTTTTGTGGTGTCAACTACTTGTTTTGTTTCGCCAGAATCCCTTGCAAGTTGGTAGGCTTGATCTACTTTTGTTTTTTTAGCGTCAAATGCATTAACCATAGCCTTGTCAACAATGGTGCCTATTTGCCTAGCATTTGCTGGATCAGCAAATTCAGCACCAGTTTCTCCAGCCAATCTTTCAAACTGGTCAACAATGGCCTTCTTTTGTCCTGCTTTAAATTCAATTAAAGGTTTTCCAAGTTGCGGATTTTGTTTAACAATGTCAGACTCAAATTGTTGCAATCCAAGCTCTGGCACTTGCTCGCCTTTGGTCAATGGAATGTTTTGGCGTAACGCTCGTTCTTGGCGCAAAGCAGCCGCCGACGTTTCGGCGGCGCCCATACCAGGCATGACGGCAGCAGGCTCACGCTGCAATGCAGAAACCAATAAATTTTTTGCAGGCGCAACTGCTTGAGTAACGATAGGCCGTAACTGGTTTACAGCAGGGCCGGTCAAGGTGCTAAGTGCAGTGCCTGCGCTACTTAAAGGCGTTGGCGGTATTGAACCTAAAAAGTCAGCGGCTTGGCTAACCAATTCTGGGCCGGTAGTGGTGCGAGGTTGGTAGAACTGTGCTGCTACTGTTTTGGCGGCTGATTCGCCCATCGCCTTGCCTTGCGGAGTGCCTCGGCCACCGTATAACTCGCCTCCTACGCGAGCCACAAAGGTTGGAATTGCTGCGGCAAGCCCACCAGCAACAATTGCTGGCGTTTCAATGAGGCCCATTACCCTGTCACGCAAAGACACTTCGCGTTGCGGCAACGAAGTAATGCTGCCAGGGATCAGGCTTGCGCCTGTCAAATTGATGGATTTATAAAAATCCGTTTTTGGAATATCAGAATAAAATTTCTGATGTAAAGCATCAACCAATTCCACATCAGGAACATCCTCATATTGAGGATATTGTTGTCGGATGTTAGCTATTGTTGCCATTACTATTTTCCTCGAATGCCTAGCGGATCATTAGCGGATGGTGTGCCGCCACCGGCTGCACTTGGTGCTTCATATTCCTCAATAAATTTACTACCTTCTTTTCCAGCGCTAATTTTCATGCCTTTAATTGCACGTTTTCTTGCCTCTGATTTTTGCTTGGTGACGCTTGCATCTTCCCCAATTTGTGGGAAATATTCATTGATAGTGTTCATTACTTCAGATGCGCCAAAATTAGCGCCAGACGTTTTACGCAAATAAGCAATTGAAAACGCTAGTTGCGCTTGACCTAGTTTTTGCTGGTCAACGTCAGGACCAAACAATTTAGTTGGGTCTGTAACAGCTAAAGCGTAAATGTCTTGAACTAATTTATCTCCAATCCCAAGCGGCACATATTTAGCAATACCTTGGACAAGTGACGTAGCAACGGCGCCAGTTTTTGTGTTTCGTTTTTCAACCTGGTCAAGCACAACTTGAGCCTGTGCCATTGCGCTTCCAAACAATGCCGCATTACTTTGGCCCTCAGTAAGCGCCCCTGCCTTGGCAGCACCAACCAACGGCGTACCAGGTCCAACTTGGCCACCAGTTACGCCAACGGCGCCGCGGCCTGCACCGGCTGGTGCTGCACTTGGTGCTCCGGCCATCATTACTGGTACAGCTTGCAATGTCTTTTTATTTACAGCAACAACTTGAGTTGTGTTATCAGGTTGTAAAATTTCTTTAAGTTCATAACCAGGGTTAGCTCTTTCGTAGTTAAATTTGCTTTGTTCAAATGTAAGACGTTTAGCCGCAGTGTCTGCCGTTAATTGTTCACCTGGCGTTGTAAGTTTAACCACGCCTTCGCCGCCAATCTTCATGCCAAACGTAGGGCTTAATGGGTTTTTATCTACAAAAAATTCAGTTCTTCCATCAGTCGTTTTTTCTGGAATTGGCGCCATTTTTTTAGCAAATTCTGCTTGCCCAACCATAGAACGATCTATAAATTGAGCAATTGCTTTTGGGCCTCCTGCAATTGCAGCTTGAATATCTTTAATTGTTTGCTCTGGCGTAGAACCTTGTTGGCGAAGCGTATCGCCTAGTACACCAGGTGCATGGTTGCTTTCATGCCATGCCATAAGTTTATTACCGGCATCAGGGCTATTAGGATCAATTGCGTTCAATCTTCTTTTTGATTGATCCATTTGAGAATTAAACACTTCTATATTTTTAAGTGCCAATGCTGGTCCTTGGGCTGCTATTTCACCAGTTAACTTTTGTTTTGTAAGGGCTGCGTTTTCTTGCTCCATGCGTGTTTTTTCTAACGCAGGAATTTGCGAACCAGCGCCGCCAGTTGCCAAAGATTTGCGAACTTGTGCGTAATCAATTGCGCCGGTAGTTGGATCAATTGCGTTTGCATACGCTTGATTAAGCGCATTGGCTTGAACATCAGCACGTTTAGCAGCTTCAAATTGGTATTTTGCCAATTGATTTGCTTGCTGGCCTTGCTCCAACTGCTGCATCCTCCCGTATTGAACAAACGGGTCAGGAGGCGGTTGGAACTGGTAGCCTTGAGCAATAAGTGCGTTTAAGTCAGCCATAATTTACCGATCCGAATAATAAGTTGGGCCTACGGCAGACGGGTCGGCGTATGTATACCCATACCCTGGCCTTTGCTGACGATTTAAAAAGTCGTTAAAGTTTTGTTGGTTTTGGTATGCACTTACGGTGCCTTGCAGTCCGCTTGCCAAGCTGTTTGCAGCGCCTAGTTGGCCTGCGGCAGTTGCTTGCCCACTAGCCATGTACGCTTGCCCAGCGTTAGTGCCGTAATTCCCCGCTGCTGTGCCCTGATTAGACGCCGCAGACTGCCCCATAGACATCAAGTTGCCCAGCGGCTGGAGTTGGTTTGAACGGCTTGTTTGGTAGCGGTTAAAGGCGTTCTGGTACTCTTGTGAGCCCATGTCTTGACCGTAGCGCGTTGCGGCCTTTAAAGCCCCGCCCGAGATCAGACCGCCCCTTGCAGCGGCTTGGCGATCAAGTGCTTTTTGGCCTTCGCTTAAACGGAATGCGTAACCTGGGTCTGCTTGGTAGTCGGCCATACTAAAATCTCTACCGTACTTGCCGTACCCCGCCGCGCCAGCATTACCGCCAAGGCCCAACAACTCCATTAAACGGTTTTGACCTGTTAAACCCGCTTGGCGAAACGGCTCTTGCCCCGCCATCTGCTGGTCAAACATTTCTTTTTGAAGCGCAGCCGCACGGTCAGCAGCAGCCGCTTGTGTGCTTGCGGCTTGTCCAGAAGCTCTAGATGCGTTAAGCGCAGAACCTAACCCAAGACCAAGCCCTGCACCAGAAGCTAAAGTTAAGCCGCCAACGCCAGCCATCCCCAAAGCAGCGCCGCCTGCGGCAAATAAGAATGTCATGTTAATTCCTTCACTTTAATTTGATTTCCAACGCCAAACATGGATTCGGGGGCGTCTTCTACTAATTCAGCTTCCGCATCTTCTACATTGGTTGATTCTACGCAATGAAACGTCATACACAATGCGTCTGTTTCAGCGTAAACCGCCCGTTTGGTGCCAGGCTTGCTGCATAGTAAATGCGGCCCTGTTACAAACTGCACACCTTCATCAGTTGTAATTGCCACAGTGCCACCAGCAACAAGATAAAAATGCTCTTTTTTATGAACCTTGCCCACAATTAAAATACCAGCCTCACGGAATACTTCGCGGCAATACATTCCGCCATGAAACGTATGTTTGGTAATTGGCTCATATTGCGGAAGTTTTAAAAGTTCTGCTTGCAAAGCCTCAACCTTTTGGCGCATATCTATTTGCAAATCGTCCATCTGTTACTCCAGCAACAGGTTGTTATTACCACGGTACGCCAGTGGCGCTTACCGGATTCTTTTGTTTTTCAATTTGTGCTGCAAGACTAGCCTCAATTGCGTCCTTGTCAATGCCGCCTGCCCAGCACCAGTCTAATACATCCTGCTCAGTCACACTAGTATAGGGGATAGCCGGAGTTGCAGCAGCAAAGCCACAAGTGCCGTAGTTGTACGCAGAATATTCACCGTCAACAGCGTTGCAAGTCCAGTGGGCTGTGGTGATAAAACCGTCTGCGGTGAGGTGGTCACACTGCACTATTTTCCAAATTGTATCCATATTATTTTCTTAAATAGATGTAACGGTTTGCCATGCAGCACCAGAATAAACGCAAAGTTTTGCAAGGGTTGTGTCAAATACCATCAGACCAGCAGCAGGACTAGAAATAGCGTTTTTCTGCGTAGTGGTCATGTTAGGCATACGCACACCTTTAGTAGTGCTTTGTGCGTCTAAGATTGCGGAAGCACTTGGCGAACTCGTCCCTATCCCTACTGAACCGCTGGTGTTAATTACAAAACGATACTCTGCGGCGGTTGCATCATAAAGATAGTACGAACCTTGTATAGCCGCTGTTGCAAAAGTAGCCCCGCCAACACCAGCATTAAACTGACGAGCTACAGCAGTAAGTTGTAACTCTGGGTTTGCGGAAGCGTCAGCAGTCCTGTCAATACGAGCAATTGCTGATGCTCCAGCAACGTGAAGTTTTGTGCTTGGCGAGGCAGTACCGATACCCACGTTACGGCTAGAGTCGATACGCATAGACTCAGCACCGCCTTCAGTAAAGGCAATAGTGTCAGCGGCAGGGAACCATATACCCGTGTTGGTGTCGCCTGTAGTGGTGATGGCAGGGGCAGCAGCAGAGCCAGCTTGCACAGTTGTGACACCTGTAGCTGACAAAGTTGTGAACGCCCCAGCCGCAGGAGTCGTAGCGCCTACTGTGCCGTTTAAAGGGCCAGCAAATCCCGTTGATGTCAGTATTGTTCCGCTAAACGTCAAGTTAGCGGAGTCGGTCTCAAGGCCGCCAGTGGTGGAGAACACCACACGAGTAGCCGTCAAGCCAGTGTTGGTGATGGATGTAGAGGCCGTTAAGGTGGTAAACGCACCCGTAGCAGGAGTCGTTGCGCCAACCGTGCCATTAATGTTGATAGACGCTGTACCAGTAAGGTTGGTAACCGTGCCACTGCTTGGCGTACCCAAAGCGCCGCCATTGACAACAAATGCCCCAGCAGTGCCTACGTTTGTGCCAAGGGCCGTTACTACACCTGTACCCGTAGTCGTAGTGCTTGGCGCTACACCCGCGCCGCCGCCAATAACTAAAGCGTTTGCGGCTAACGCCGCTGACGATGCCCAAGTTGTGCCGCTAGAAAAATAAACAACGCCACCGCTAGTTCCGGCAACCGTCAAAGCCGGTGTGGTTGTTGCCGTGGCAACGGATACTATACCGCCAGTAAAACTAACGCTGGTGACTGTACCGGTTGCTGGCGTTGTCCAAATAGGCACACTTGCGCCTGCGCTGGTCAACACTTGCCCCGCCGTGCCAGCAGAGGTAAACGCATAGGCCGTACCTGTGCCATATGGTACAGCGCCTGCCGTTGGTGTGGATACGCTATTTGTGCCGCCGTTTGCTATAACTAGCTTGCCAGCCAGAGTTACAACGCCCGTGGTAGCCGTGGCGGGGGTAAGCCCTGTAGTGCCAGCCGAAAAAGACAGCACGCCGGTATTGGTAATTGTTACATTGCCCGTGGCGCCAGACACCGATATGCCCGTGCCCGCAATGTTGGACAACACGCCAGTATTAGCGACGGTAATTGTGCCTAGCCCGTTGGTAACCGAGATGCCCGCGCTAGTGCCTAACGTATTAAGGCTATACCCTGTGCCATTGCCAATTAACAATTGGCCGTTGGTTGGAATTGTGCCCAGGCCAGTACCGCCAGAAATAACGGGAATAATTCCCGTGCCCGAGCCAAGAGTGGTGAACAGGCTGTAAAACCAACGATACCACTCGCGCGAGACTGCGCCCGTGCGCTCGTCAATCAACGACACCCGCGGGGGCGTAATATTGGTTTCGTTGCCTAAAGCCATATCATGCGTTGGTCGGGCTAAGTATTAATTCTGCGCCCATGATTGCTATCTTGTTTGGATCGGTGCCTGAAAGTTCATACACCCTGTCGCGCAACTTCATAGTCATGCCCAGACGGCGCCAAAAAGTTCGATGACCATACGCACCAATTTTGCCAAGTGGCGACCAGTGCTCATTGCTCCAAGTGTGGCCGCCATCGTCTGACCAACGCAACATTACTTGCGGGTCGTAGCCTGGTGCAGCCGGATAAGCTATGGTCACTAAGTTGTATCCGTTAATATCAGTATCTGATAGTTCGTATTGGCCTAAAGGCTCAAAACCGTCCCCAGCCTCAGTAGTTAAAGTAACACCTGATTGCGTTGCTAAAAACGTTTGTACATATTCAGCTACAAGGTCTAAGCCTGACTCAGTATCAATATTTTCACCTTCATACGCAGGGTAAAGGTTTAGCCCCACGCCTGTTTCGCAGTCCAACTGCAAGCTGTGATGCGCGGTGCGCTTGAGATTGTTTTGGCCGGTTGGCAGCGCCCGCCATGAGCGCAGCCACTTTTGAATGCCGTTATTGTCAGCGTACACATCTAAGTCAAACCGATAGATGTTGCCGTTTTCAAAGTCACCAACAATAATGTTGCCGCCAAAATTACACTGGCAATTGCTGCGGTGCCGCATAAAATTGCCGTTATCAAAACCGGCGCGTTCATGCCAGACTTGGGTGGACACATCGTAAACCCAAGTAGCGTTGCCCGAGGGAAACGTCAGCACATAAAAGGCATGGCCTTCTTGCTGGTAGGTGTACGCAATGGCATCCGCAATGTTGCCGTATTGGGCTATGGCGTACTCAATGGCATGGGTAGAAACCCTAACGCCGGTATAACCATTGGCGCGGTAGACGATGCCCTGCCCACGGGCGTCGGTGCCCAGCCAGAACAGGCCGTTGTCTAGCTTGGCAATTGAGAATGCAGCCACGCAACCGATCTCATTAAACGCGCCTTGGATGCGTTGCAATGGAAAATCAGTAGCGCCTGAGTCGTACCAGACTTCTACTGAGTCGGTGCCAAAGACCCATAGTTCGCGGTGGTCAGAAATAAGACCTACCACACCATCAGGCGAACCTTCGGCGCTTGCAAAGTCTAACGGGTCAATTGAAGTGCCGTCTAGCAATTGAGTCACCCAAATAATCTGGCTATCGGGCTGGTTAAAAACAAAGTACCCGTCAAGGTAAGTAACCGTTACAGCACCAGCAAAATCAGGGTCAGTAATCTGCCCAAACGCGCCCGTAGTTTTGTTGTATATAAACCCATCAGGGTTGGTAGCAAAGAATATTTGCGTTCCGTTATCCGCAATGGACACAGGGCCGGTGGTAGTGGTGAGCGTACCCAACAACTGCGGCGTAGCAGTTAGGCCGGTTAGCTTGTAGACTTTATTGCCCGAAACAACAAAAAAATCACTTCCATTGGTCTGGTGCGCCCACAGCGCCCGAATTGGGCCGGTGCCCACGGTCTGTAAAAACTCTAGGCCAGGGGCACGGTTTAGAAAGCCAGGTTCCTTACCACCCTCTGGGATGGCCTCGGGAAACAAGTTGACCATGCGGTTGTCCGCAGCGTTGATACTGCGGGCAACATACGCTGATCCAAGGATGGGCGTTTTCATTAAGCCGCAACTGCTTTGATAACCGCAAAGTTAAACACTGGAGTTTCAGTTGTCGTGCCGCCTGTGGTGCGAAATGAAATATTAAAACTGCCCGCTGCCACCGCAGTGACCATTAAGTTGTACAAGTCAGTACCTGACTTTTGATTTAAGATAATTACATCGGTTGCCGCCACAGTGCTGTTGGTTACAGTAAAAGTTGCCGCCGTTGTTGTTCCTGCTGCGCTGAATAGAGTGATTGCGCCTGCTGTCTTGTTAAGCGTTACGCCTGTAGTACGGCTAGTCAATTGTGTAACCGCGCCGCCTGCGCCTGTGGCATAGCCTACGCCAGCCGTGCCAGATGAAGTGATTGCACCAGTTACCGCTAGGCTTGTGCCTGTAGCTGCACCGATTACTGGCGTAACCATGACCATACTGGTGCTGGTACAAGCACTAATGTTGCCGCTTGCAACAGTACCAAGCGCAGGCGCAACCAACGTTGCATTAGTAAACAGCAGTGCGTTAGTGACCTGTTTAGTTGTGCCGCCTTGCACAATTGGCAAGACATCACCAACGGCAGCCGCAGTTGCGACGGGGAGAGCTGAAATTGCAATGGTAGCCATATTAGTAGTTTCCTGCGTAAATGTTAAAGCGTTGACGAGTCGCCACAATGGCGTAAGGCATAGACATCACATCGTCAGGGTTGTTGATGCGCTTGAGGTTGCGCTTGCTGGTCATGGCAATGCGCTGAACTTGGGGGCTAGGCTCTACGCCAAACTCAGGTGCAATTTCGCAGGCTAAGTTGTAGGTGAAAGCACGCAAGTAACCAGGTGGAAACAGGATGTTAGTCGCCAAGTTAGCAGGCTGGGTCAACTCTTCAACGCTGATAAAGTGCCATTCCAAGTCCCGTGTGGGCTTGGGGTAGATGAACATATCAATATCAGGATATGTCATGTTGACAAAAATAACTTGCGGGTAAGTTGACGTTACCGTTTTGACAGCAATACCGTCGTACTGCTGCTGGTTGATCATTTTTATGCCAAAACTGACGTTGGTGCCTGGGTCGCGGTAGTAGGTTGCGTCATCCAGCAGCACGGGGCGGTTGCCTACAAAGTTGCCTGTTGGACCAAGGGTGCGGTTGATAAAACCAGCGGGCCAAGTAAACATTTGGTCTTGGGTGCTGAACACCGACAGACGTTCAGTGTTCCAGCTATCAATCATCTGGTTGAGCGCGGTCAGAGAGTCTTGCGACACTGACGCAGATGTAGTCTCGCCTTCAGCAAGGACACCAAGCAATCTTAGTGCTCGGTTAATCTGATCGCCAGCGGTGTATGTCGCCATGACTAGGCTCCTTCAGCTATAGCTTTGCGTATGTATTTGCGCTTTACTTCCAGCGCATTAACAGGAGCCGCCTCGGTGACTTGGGGCGTATCCAGAGTATATCGTGTCCAGCCGTTTTTTTCATCGTATTCGGCTTCAAGTTCCATAGTCGCTACTTTGCGGCCATGAACGGGGTGAGCGAGGTATATTTCCATAAATGAAAGAGGAGGTTTTTGGCCTCCCCTTCCTCTTACGCTTGTGCAACGTGAATCAAAGCAAAATTCAAAGTCAGCGCCTCAGACAAGCTGCCTGCGGATGCATTTGAAATTACTACGGTAAATGATCCGGCAGCTACAGCGGCCACCGAAAGCAAATACGTTCCCGCCGTGGCTGCGCCGCTTGCTAATGCCACAATTGGAACATCATAGGCACTTACCGCACTATTTGTAACAATGAAAGCCACTTCAACACCAGCAGCCAAAGCAGCATTGTTTGTCACAATTTGACCAACAGATGCGTTGATGGTCACGCCAGTAGATTTGCTGGTAGCTTGAGTAACAGTTGAAGGCGCCGTAGTAGAGCTTCCAGTGTTATATCCAAGCTGCCCACTTCCAGCAAGGGCATAAATTGTTGCTGAACCTTTTAGGTCTTGGTCTTCAAAAGCAACACCAATAGATTTTGTATTTGCCATAATTATTTCCTTATAGAACGGGGCCGAAGCCCCATTCAGGTTTAGGCTATGCGATACACAGTGTATGCAGCATCGCCGGTCTTGCGAAACAAGAATTGCCCCGCGCCACTTACGCCTGCCGCACTGCCGGTAATAGCAACAACCAAGTTGCCCACCGCAGTAATGCCAGTGCCCACAACCATCGTAATCAACCCAGTCGAAGTGCCCAAGTTAATAACTGTTAGTTCAAACGTGCTGTTAACTTTTGCGTTGGTAAACACCGCATCAATCGCCGTAGCAGTTGGAAGCGTGTACGACGCTGCTGTGGTAGACGGGTTGCCTACCAAGATACCGCCGGTAACTTGCGCGGCAGTCAGAGTGGCCGTAGCAGTAGCCGTTTGGGGCGCTGCTTGAACGCCCATGATGATTTCATTGGTGTTGCCATCAGTAAACTGATAACCACCGCCAGAATTAGGAATAGCCATGATAATTTTCCTTCAAAAATAATTAATCAACCCCAGATGCGGCAGGCCATCTGTGGACGAATGGTGCTAAAGCCATACAGCACATCAATACGGCAAGGCATACGGTCGTTGTTGATGTCGTACTGACGAACAACGCGCAAGCTGATACCGTTATGAACTGCACGAGCAGCCATGTCAACACCTTGAGGCATCAACAAGTCAGCGGTAGCAAACGTGATGGCGTCCTTGTGGTAGACCAAGTTCTGTGCGTAAGCAGTAGAAGCGGTGCCCACAAAAGTCACAACAGCGCTAGATACTGGTAAAGCGGTCATGGTAGCCAATGCGTGAGCAGCGGAGTACATGGGAGCCACAGTCACAGTCCAAGTGCCAGACACAGCGGTTGCATCAGCCAAAGCCACAAACTGGAACAACGAACCAGTGGTTTCACGGGTTTGCGGGTTTACAGCAAAGCACGCTGCAATAGTAAACACATCACCGGCCTTGAGGGTAGTAGTTACAGAACCTTGAGACAAGGTTACAGTAGAAGAACCTTCAGAAGTCACTGTAGCGCCAACCGTGGTAGATGCCGTAGCGTCGCGCGAACCAGTGGTGTGCTGCTTGATCGACTGAGACATATTGACTTCTTCAAAGCCCAATACACCAGTGCCCATCATGCCGTTCTTAAACTGCTTGCTGATGGTGTCGGTGGGATTGAACAAACCTTTCATGCCTTCAACCAGACCGGCGTTTGCAGCGGGGTTAACCGTTGCATAGCGAGGCGACATTACAGCGGCGTTCTCGTTCAGCTTCTGCTGGGCTTGCAACAGCACCAAAGAAGTAGCTGGCGTAGTGCCAGGAGTGCCAACAGTGTTACCGATGGTTTTGTACGCATTGGCGACATCAGCATCAATGCTGGAGGCCAACTGGCTGATACGAGGCTTGAGAACACGCTCTGCAAAGTCATCTAACTGCATAGTCAATTCGGCAGATGTGAAGTTCACGCCGATATGCTTTTGAGTAGAAACTGATAAAGTGGTGAACTGTTCGTTGTCGTCCTGAACTTGCAGGGCGGCACCGTCAGTGACCAAAGCGCGGTCAGGAAGGCGAATACGCAGAGTAGAACCGATCTTGGCACCTTCAACAGCGAAGCTGTCGTCGTACTGACGGTTTACGTTACGGGTGAGTACCAGGTTGTTCTCAAGAATTTCGAGAGCCTTCCGAGTAATCATGTCAATGGTTAGGATACTATTAGCCATGAAAAAAGTCCTTAAAAAAAGTTAGCGGTTTTGCGCTTCCCACTTCTTCATCTGTCGTTTGCGTTCGGCTTCAATCCACTGCGAATCCGTCATGGTCTTGGTAGACCTAGGATCAGTAGTGTCATAGGCCGGTGATCCAGTAGATCGGGCAGTGACAGGCGAAATCGGCGCTGGCGCGGATGTCGTACGTTTCATTGGAGGATCAGACGCCAATTTGGCCTCAATCTTCCCAATTTCCTTTGCCTGTGCAAGCGGGGCTAGGCGAGATATACGCTCTGCGTCTTTGATATTAGTTCCGAGGTAGTAAGCTAACTCAGGCCCAACATCCGAAGACCGAATCGTATCGGCCATCACGTCCGTAATTGGCAGCTTGGGGTTGTACGCAACTTGTTCAAAGTCATCATACTTAGCGC